ATTGTTTTGTAAATCCCCAAGCTGGTGTTTCTGTATCAGCTGGTAGTTGAACTCGTTTTAATAAACAGTTCCAAGGATGATGTCTAAATACTGCATCTCTTACATTTAAATATCTAGCATTGCAAAGTCTTGCATTCTTAGAATCTTCTGTAAGTGTTAAAATTGTAGATGCACCTAATTGATTTAAAGCTCCGTTACAAATTTCTACTACTGATGCCATATTAGTCTTTCTTTACTACAATATTGTATTTTTGCCAAATCTCTTCTTGAGATAATCCTTGTTCATCTTCTTTTTGTTTATTTCTTAAATTAATCTTATTTTGTTTAATAATCTCAACTAATGCGTATCTATAAACATCGCTAGATCCATTCCATTCAAAGTGTAATAGATGTTTAGGTTCTGCATAGATTTCTAATAATCTTGGATCAAAATCACTTAGAGTCATTTTTAATAATGTACTTTCTTCTTAATTGTCTTGGTTTAACTTTAGCAAAGATCTCAGCTTCTGTAAGTTCTAAGTCTTTATCAAAACCATGATGTGCAGTTGATGTATGTTTAAATCTATCAACTAGAACATAGCGATAGATATAATCTTTATTTTGTAAATGTAAAATGGTTTTTATTTCGTTTGTTTTTTTCATTAGACATAGTGGGGATTTTACTCCCCACTATTAATTGGTTATTAACTATTTCTAGTTAACTGTGTACTCTATAATAAAACTTAGATCACCAGCAGTATCACCAGCCGCAGGAAAATTAATTCCTACGAAGTAAGTCGTAGCAGGATCAGACGAAAGTCCAGCATCTTGCCAAACTTTTTGTCCCATTTTATTTATATCTCTAGCTTCAAATGCAACTTCAGTTCCTGTTTTTACAGCACCTCTTAAGTCTGTAATTGCAGAAGCGTAAGCGTCAGCATCTACCACAGCTAAAGCTGTAGTATATAAACCAACATCAGCAGTGATTACTGTGCTTGAATCTAAATCATCATTATATATTTTAATTGATGAAATAGAAGCATTGCTTGGTATTGGTGCTAACATAACTGTGTCTGAAGCACTTAAATCGCCAGCAGCTAAAGCTATTGTTCCTTGTGCAATTCTTTTTACACCCTGTAGTTCTTCTGCAGAGTTTAGCACTTGAGGAACAGCTACAAAGTTAGCTACTAGACTTGTATTTACGTTTGCCATATTTTTATTCTCCTATTGTTAGTATTATTCGTCGCAAGCTATTTCGACAACTTTTTCTTCTTCCATTCTAGTTGCACCAATGCTCATAGCGTAATAAACTTGAGTGCTGTACGATTTGTCAGCTCTCTCGTCAATTCTAGCTAGAACATCTTGACCAACCGCTAATTTAATAGCGTCTGATGTGAATGCGTAACATAGTCTGTCGTCAGTGTTAGTTGCGTCAAATGCTAATCTATTAGATACAATAAATTTAAAGCCTAAGAAGGAATCAATTTGTCCCTGTGCTAGTGCTTTAACTGTATTGAAATCGCTAGATGTGATTTGAGTTGTTCCTAATAGATTGCTAATTTGTCTTGGTCCACAAAGGAAGAATCTAGGTAAACTAGGATCAACATCTGCTAAGTCCAATATTTTTTTAGCTTCTAAAAGTTTAGTTATAGTTAAACCATCACTTTGTGATGCACTGTAAGGCTTCTGTCCAGCTGGTAATGTAACAGAAGTAGATCCTGTTTCACCAGTGTATGAAGTTCCGCCTAAAGCAGCGATTACTACATCATCCATAGCTCTTCCCATAGCAGCAGCCGCAGCTTTTGCATAAGAAGAAGTTGGATCAATTAATAATCTAACTTTGTCTGCATTGTCTATTAGATCAGCCCACTCATAATCAGCAAGAGAAACTCTTCTTCTTGAGTGCGGTGTATCTACCTGTGGAGTATCAGAGTGTCTAGATGTTCTTAGAACAGCAGTTGTTTTACCAACTTGATCAAAGAATGCATTCTTTCCTACTACTGACTCAACATCCACAGCTCCTCTTAAATACGATCCCATTTGTTGAGATAGCATTTGTACGTTTGAACTGTACTGCTGTACAAAAGCAGTTGTTATTTGATTTGACATATTGTCATTTCCTTTTGTTAAGTTAAGTTTAAGTTTATTTCAGAAAGTTCCCCACCACCGAGGTAGGCTATCTTGCATTTAACGACTGTTAGTCGGTTGTCTTTCCAACAGGCAAGTAAGGTTCTAATAGAATTGTCTTACAATTTCTAAGAAGATTTAATTAAAAATCTCCCTAGAAATCGCAATATAGTATTTTTGATTTGATTGCAATAAGATTATTAAGATAGCTTTTATTGCAAGCAATAAATTAATAGCCTATTGGCTAAGCATTTCTCTTAATGCTAGCACCTGATTAACTACTTTGTTGTGATTAGGGTGCATTTTATTCCAATAAGCACCTTGTCTATCAGATGTTAATTCTTCAATTTCTTTCTCAACATCTCTACCTTGAAGAATATTTTCGGCTTCTGTACCGATAATTTTATCTTCAGATAAGAGATTAGCAATATTAGCAAATGCTTTAATGATCTTTGGATTATCACCTAATCTAGATCCATCTCTTAATTGAGTATCAAGAAGTTCTGGTTCTAAATAAGTTTGAGCAACATTGGCAGCTTTTCTCAAGTTGTCATCGTATGCTCTTCCCCATTCTGATCTTAAAGCATTAGTAGCTTCAGCTTGTGCAGTTTCCATATTCACTGACATTTCTTTTGCTGAGCCTTCTAATGTTGATTTATAAAACTCTAATATGCCTTGAGCTTGTTTATTATTTAAACCTAGCTTGTGAGCATTTTGTGCGAAGCCTTTGATTACTTTTTCATCAACAGGAGCAACATCAGTTTTAAATTCTAATTTATAATTATCAGCAGTTTCTGGTCTGCCTAATTTATTATAAACTTCATTCCACTGTTCATCTGTAGCAGACTTTCCTGGTAGAGGAATCTTATCAGTTCCAATCATAGATACTGCATTGATGTAGCTTTTAGCTAACGCATCTAATTCAGTAAATTTTTCTATGTTTGGATTTGATCTATACTCTTCAGAGATCGCTTCTTTCCAAGTCTTGCCAGAAGATGGTTGAGTTGGTTGTTGTGTTGAGCTTAGTATTGGTTGTGATGTTTCCTGTGTACTTTGTGTTGTTGCACTTGTAACAGGCTGAGTTCCCTCAGTTGTCTGTACTTGTTCTAACATTTTATTTTCCTTTTAGTTTATCATTTAGCAGCATGTTTTTAATAAATAGAAGAACGCTGCGTTGTCCCTCCATATATGCACTCTCATGGCTATCACCTCTTATGTTGGTGGTAACATTATAGTGGCATCTCTTTTCTAAATCTTGCATGACAATCTTGCCATCATCAGATTCAAAAACCATTTTATAATATTCTTTTAATTTATTTACTTGATCTTCCATTTATTTTCCTTTCGTTTGTTATTCTTGTGGGTTTACTAAAGCTCTAGCCTCCTCAGGTAATGCCTTGGCAAGTGGTGCTACAGCTCCACCAGCTTGTGCAATTTGTTGCATTTGTTGCATTTGCATTTGTTGATCTTGTTGTTGTTGTTTCTGTTGTCTAATCGCATTAACTTCTGATTTAGAGTTTAATACTTTAGCAGGAACACCAACGATGTCAGCTAAGTGTGTTACTAGATTATCAATATTGATATGATCAAATACTGGTGATACTTGTGCAAGTGATCCAAATATTTCTATAGCTCTCATAATAGATTGTAGTTCAGAAGATCTTTGTGCTTTAGCAAGTGGTGATACATATTCAATTTGAATATCTACACCTGATAAAAAATCTGGTGCTGGTTTAAATAATTTCTTTCTAAGTAATATTGCAAATGTTCTATCAATGAGTGGTCTTAATAATTCTGATTGTAATCTTCCTAGAACTGGACCAAGTAATCTCATCTTCTCTTCGTTACGTTGTACAACTTCTGTTGCAGTCATTTGTGGACCAGATTGCATCATTAATTGATTTACATAAAACGTATCTCTAATAGCATTTCTTCTTTGCTCTTCCATGTTTAAACCTAATGGATTATTTGCACCAATGTTTAATGGTTCAATTCTATCTCTAGTTCCTGCTCTGTAGAAATTTAAACCACCTGGTACTGTTCTTACTGGTAAAATAAATCCATCGTCAGGAACTAATAAAGGAGGATCAACTTGTTTCTGAGCTGCTTTGATTGTCGTCTTAGACATTTCATTTAACATCTTTACATCTGGCAATGCAGTCATTGCAGGTGATCTTCCATAAATTTCAAATGATGCTTTTAAATAACGTGGTACTACATAAGGGAACTCATTAAATCCTGATTGAGATATTTCGTGTTTGTTTTCTGGTTCAATATAACAAGATGCAAATGGCATATTCTTGTTATCTTTTTTTCTAGGATCGTAATTTTCTCTTGGATATACAACGTGAAGAATTGTAATTTCTTCATAAGGATCTTTTAATGCAATACCTCTAGTTGTTTTAGAAACATTCTTTTCGCCAAATTGCATTATACATGCACGAGCTGTTAATTTAAATTTTCTAAATACTGTATCTACTTTTCCTTTATTGTTTTCTGATATGTAAACTTCACCAATGTGTCTTGTAGAAAATCTAACAATATCTTCTTCATCATCTTCAATATACATTGCTGCTGTACCGAAAGTAATTAGATCGTGATATAGTTCAAATATTTCTTGTTGGAAATTAGATCTGTTAAATGCTTCATACATTTTCTCTGTTGAATCTTCTAACCATTCCTTTGCCGCATCTTCATCTACTAATTCTATATTTTTAAATTTTAATGAGAACCAAGGTGTTGCAGGGTTAGTAAGCATACCATGTAGAGATGCTGATAATAATTCAACTGCATGTAGTGGTGATGAATCAAATATTAATTCAGATCGCTTATCTCCTTGTGATCTTTTTTTAGTTACATCTGCTTTTCTTGGCATCATGTAATCTGACACTTCTTGCCAATGCGATTCCCAAGTTTGACGTTGTGTTACTAATTTTCCAAATCTCTTTAAGAGATCTTTTACTAAATCTGTTTCAGCCATTTATTATCCTAGCAATGTTGGTGTGCCTAAAGTTGCACCTTCTTGAACGCCTGTAGATCCTGTTAATATAGTTGGAGATCTTCCACGTCTTCTTCTTCTAATTCCTGAACCATCCATATCTGTTGCAGCCGATTGTGATACTACTGCAGCAGTTGGTGCAGCGGCTACAGGAGCAGGAGCTGGTGCAGGAGCTGATGGTTTAGATTGAAAAGGATTTGGTATTGGACCACCCATATTACATTCCTAATAAACTTTTTTTCTCAGTAGTTGCTTCTTCAACTAACGGAGAAGTTAATATTGTACTTGCTCTGCCTTTTCTTCTTCTTTGAATTTCATCTTGCTCAGCTTTTATTTTCGCCTGTTCTTCTTCTGTTAATTTATTAGAAGGCGGTTCAGGTAAAGGTTGCACTGGTGGCAACGAAGGCATTTTCGGCGATAAGAATCCCATAATTTATATAATCCTATAATCACTATCTGCTACACTTTGCGGTGCAGATTGTCTAGTATTTATTTCTTGGATTCCAACTGCAAGGTAACGCATAGCATCACAAGCGTGTGAACTCCAATCATGTACAGGCTTAGATCTAAACATTCTGTTTTTATCTATAAACTTCCTATGGTAGTGTCTTAACGCATCTATAAGTTTTTTGCAATGGTCTGTATCAATCCAACATCTAGGTAGTAACATTGTAGTTGCATGGATGCCATCTTCAAATGGAATCTTAGGAACTACTTTAAAATTAATACCTAATTGATAAGCAACCTCACGTCTTGTTTTACCATTACCAAAATCTGTAACTTCAATATCGTGTGGTGCGAAATGATCTTTGTAAACATAATCTTTAGTTTGTAGCATTTGAACATAGTGCGGTAACCCTTGACCACGTTCTTCGTAGTAATCTATTATATTAATTGCTCTTCCCATTTGTTGAAAGAATATAACTGCTGAATGATCTGACACTCCTAGATCCCACGCAGTAGATACAGGTAGTGATGGATCATAAGGAACTCTTGTTAGCTGCCTAGCATCTTCTATCTTAGTTATAACATCTCCATAAACAGCACCTTCTATATTTGCAATCCAATCGCATTCAAATTCTTGTAGGTATTT